AGAAAACAATCGAAGAAGGATTAGCTATAATGAATAGCGAATGATAATCGAATGCTTAATAGGAATTGCGGCAATCACGCCGCAATTTTTATCTGATTACAAAACATGTCAGTGGTATCAAGAAGCTGCTGAAGTTACTGAACCATACCACCACGCATTTGAGTTATATTTAAAAGAAGAAGATTATATGTGGGCATTTGCTACTACATACTGCGAATCAAGCGGCAGGCAGTATGCAGTATCAAGCGCCAACGCCAAAGGAATATGGCAATACTTAGACAAAACAAGTAATTGGTTATCAAAGAAACTTAATGAAAATTTTGACGCATTTAATCCTTATGACGCAACATACATGACATCTTGGTTATTGCGTAATGACATTAATCCTAAAAGACACTGGCAACCATCACAACACTGCTGGGATAAAAATATACCAGAATATATATATAATTTACATAAGTAAGTCTAATATAGCATTAAGCACTACATCGACAGGTCGATGTAATTAAAAAACTAACAGGAGTAGTGATAATGGCAGAAGAAAAATCTGAACAAGTGCAAGATACTAGCGATGTAGAGAGCGTTGCTGAATCTGCGACAGAAGAAGCAACAGTTACTGAAGAAGAGCAAGTAGTCAAAGATGACGAAAATTCTAATGATGAACTTGATAAGCGAATACAAAGAGCTAACAAAGAAGCTGCAAAATTCAGAGTGGAAAAAAACGAAGTTGAAACTAAGTACAACAACTTAATAGATAACTTAGGGAAAGCACTCGGATTTGTAGAAGAAACAACAAACGATGCAGACGCATTAGCAGATAAAGTTGAAAAACTGCAATCTGAAAATAAAAACCTAAAGCTGATGCAAGCGTTTAACAACGTTGTCAAAACTGAAGGAGCAGACGAAGAACTAACTTGGTCCTATTTAATGGCAAAAGGTGGATTAACTGATTTAGATGTTGATGACCCAGAGCTTAATGCTAAGTTATCAGAAATGATTACCGCAGCAATAGAAAACAAACCAGTTCTAAAATCTGACGCTTCGCCAGCAGTTGCAAAGAAAAGTGGTATTGATATGTCTAATGATAGTCAACCACTTGATACTGAATCAAGGATTAGACAACTTGAAGCAGACAAAAATTTAAAGGAAGCAAGAAAGTTAAAATCTCAAAGACTATATGAGTTAGCTAAAGATAATAACTAAGTATTAATTTAACAAGTTGATTTAGAAAAAGGAGTAAGTCAGAAATGGCAGGAATTACAGGGCAAGGTCAGACTTTTAATCTTCCTAATTATGTAGGAGATTTATTTGAGTTGACCCCAAGCGATACTCCATTTTTAAGTTTGATTGGTGGACTTAGTGGTGGAGAATCCACAACAAGTCCTTCATTCCAATGGCAAGCATACGACCTAAGAGCAGCTGCGGTAGATAACGCAGCTTTAGAAGGAGCAAATGCACCTACTAGCGAATCAAGGGTTAGAAGTAACTATGTAAACGTATGTCAAATCATGCAAGAGAGTATTGAAGTATCATACTCAAAGATGGCAGCTATTGGCGCTTATAGTGGAGAAAACATAGCTGGAGAAAATCCAGTAACAAACGAAATGGACTTTCAAGTCGAGCAAATGCTAAAGCAAATTGCAAGAGACGCTGAAAAGTCATTCTTAGAAGGCGCATTTAACGACCCAGCAGATAATACCACTGCAAGAAAAACGCAAGGAATTGCTAATGCAGCTGGTAACTCACAAGATATGGCAGATGCAGCACTAACTGAAGATAAGGTTCTTGACCTTATGCAATCAGTTTGGGAAAATGGCGGTATTCAAGTATCAGAGACTGCAACACTTATGTGTAACGCAAACGTTAAAAGACAGTTAACAAAAATATTTGTTACTGACAAAAACTATCGTGAAGAATCACGTAACGTTGCTGGAGTTAATGTACAAACAATCGAAACAGATTTCGGTAAAGTTAACGTAGTCTTGAACAGACACGTCAACACACAACAGTTGTACGTTATATCCGCTGAATTGTGCGTACCAGTATTTATGAACATCCCAGATAAAGGATTCTTATTCGTAGAACCACTTGCAAAAGAAGGTGCTGCTGAAAAGTTCCAAATTTATGGAGAAGTTGGATTAAAGTATGGTAATCCTAATGCACATGGAAAAATTGTTAATATTGCTGCTATCTAAGTAGTAAGTATTAATTTAAGAATTGACCGACTTTCGAGTCGGTCTTTTCTTTTTCTATGTTAAAATTCGATGATGGATTATGTAGATAAAGATGGTGTAATACACAAAGACTATCCAGCAGAACAAGCAGAGAAGCGCGGATATAAACCACTAGATGATAAAGCTAGTGTAAAAGAAAAGGTCAGTGTAAAAGCAACCAAAAAACAAGAAGAGGAATAATGAGTTGGTACATGCTTAATGGCGAAGCAATATTTTTTGAAAATGATGAACTTATTGCAAAAGAAATGAGAAAAAAAATAGAAGCTATTGAACCACCAGATGCAGCTGGCGGAGCATGGAAAACAAAAACAGGTAAACGAAGAGTAGCGGCACAAAAACTTAAAACATTAGAAGAAGAGTAAACAATGAGCAATAAAGTATTTTTACGACCAAGTTATTGCACAACTTCTGAATATGAGACAGTTACAGGTAGAACTGCTGCAACAGATTCAGTTACGTTGGCAAAACTAAAGCAAGCATCAGATATTATTGATTATCACGTCAATGTTGCATTTAAAGTAGATTCATCTGGTAATCCAACAAATGTTGATGTACATGACATCCTAAAAGAATCAACTGCATATCAAATGGAATACATGGTCGAATTAGGACTAGAAGATTTTGACAAACTTGAACTTACTGGTCAAGTACAATTAGGTTCTTTAAAATTAGATAAATTCCCAGATATATTAGCACCACGAGCAAAAAGATTATTAGTAAATCATGGGTTCTTAGGACATACTGCCGCAGTATTTTACAACTACGATGATTCTTTACCTAAAGCAATTACTGATGACCAGACATTTGAATAATGGGTATAATAAGTCCACTATTGCAGCACAGTGCAACAAGAAGTTCATTACAAGGCATGTCTGCTTATGGAGAAGTATTTGACACTAGCGAATCTATTAAATGCAGAATAGAACCACAATCTAAAAGAGTATCAACTGAAGAAGCAAACGAAGTGTTAGCATCTGCAAAAATGTATGCAGAGAAGGACCAAACATTAGAAGTTGGAGACAAAATTATATTTGATTCAGTAACCTATTTTGTATTACAAGTCAATAAGATATATGGATTAAGTAATGTAAGTCATATTGAAGCAGATTTAGGAGTTGATACAACAAGTGGGTAGAGCGTTTACATTTGACTGGTTCGGAGATTCAGTAAATAGAAAAATTAAAAGTGCAGAGACAAGAGGATTAATCAAGGCATTAGATTTTATAAAAGGAGAATCAGTAAAGATAGTTCCAAAAGATACTGGCGACTTAGAGAAATCTGCAAACGTCAAAGTTAGTATGGATGGAACACAAGGTGCAGTTTTTTATGACACTGATTATGCAATTAGGCAGCATGAAGAATTGAATTACAGACATGCTGAAGGTAGAACTGCAAAATATTTAGAGATACCATTTCAAGAAAATATGGTTAATGCTTTACAGATAATGCAAATAGAAATAAATAAGGAGACTAAATAATGTTAGCTTCTGAAGTAGCTGAATGGGTAGGCGCAAACATTACAAGTTGTAGTTTTGACCCAACTGGTGTAACAGGAAATGTTTTTATATCTACTATGCCATCAAGTCCAGATACAGTTGTTATGGTAAGCGAGTATGGCGGTATAGTAGATGACAAAAATCCATTTAGTGATATTAATGTTCAAGCAAGAGTACGCGGCACAAAAGACCCAAGAGTTGGATATAACGTAGCAAAAGAAATATTTGATGAGTTGCAAGGACTTACAAATACTACGCTAATATCAAGTGGTAAGCATGTTGTCAAAGTCAACGCGCAAAATACTCCAATCGATATTGGACGTGATGACAATGGCAGACATGAATGGACAGTCAATTTTCAAATTGAGGTCCGAGACGTAGGAACTAACAGAAGTTAGTTAAAAAAAAAGGAAAGAAATGGCAAACGCAAAAGTAGCAGCTAAAACTGCAACATGGGAAGTATCACAAGATGGTGGTTCAAGTTATAACACAATCAATGGTATTACCGACTTTTCTATGTCTAACAGTCCGACAGATGCTGATATTACCGATTTCGGTAGTGGTGTAAATACAGAGCATAAAGTAATCAGAAGAGCTATTGAGTTCACACTTAATGGTTTTTGGCTAGAAGATGATTCAACAGGAGATATTGATACTGGACAAGAAGTCATCTATGATGCTGGTAAATCTGATACACCTTATGTTTATAAGCTAACTACTAATGGTGGTTCAACAATCGTGTTCACAGGAACTGCGGTGTTTACACTTGCAGGAGATGTTAATAATGTTATGACATGGAGTGCAACAATAAGAGCAACAGGCGCAGTTACATATACTGACGCTTAATCTTATATAGAAGAAAGGTAAATTTTGAGCGGAGATGAAAACTATAAAGACTTCGATGCTGCTTGGGAAGAGCAAGTAGCAGAACCATATATCGTAAAGATACGAGGTAAGAAGTATGAACTACCAGCTTCGGTATCGGCAGCGTTTATGTTGGAGATAACCAAGATTACAAATCAAAAAGGTGTTAACGACAACTTGAATGCTGCTGATATAGGCGCACTAATAAATGCGCTATTTGGTAAATCAGTAGTTGAAGAATGGATGGATGAAGGCATGTCTTTACCACAGTTAAATGACGTTCTTTCACACATGCTAAAAGTTTATGGACTGGATGGTAATAGTGATGCTGACCCAAAAGTTATGACCCAGCAGAACAAAAAATCAAGCAAGACCAAGTAAAGAAATTTTTTAGCAACTGGACTTCAATAGAAGCTGATTTTCAAAGAGAATACCGAATTGACTTAATGCCAGAAATAAAGTCTGGTATGTCATGGCGTAGGTTCATTTTGTTATATAATTGTTTGAGCAGCGCAAGTGTAACAGTAGAATTGCAACAATATGAACAACAGAAAATACAAAGTGGAACAAGCGAGATTACAACCGATAAACAACTCGACAGGTATCTTAAATCTCAATTTGGAGATTAAATAATGGCGTTAACAGTAGGCGAACTTAGCGCAATCTTAAAAGTAGAAAACAAACAATTTGAAGAGGCACTTCGTGATGCCAAAAAAGCACTAGAAAAAGCAGCATTTGAAGCAGAAGAATTTGGCGATGAAACCGATGCTGCATTCAAAAAAAGTAAGAAATCAGCAGACAAACTTGAAGATGCTATTGAAGATATAACCAAAGAT